CTACAAGAGCGTGGTTTATTTTCATTTTTTTAAATTCTTCTTCGTCAATCTCACAATTTACGAATTTTATCCACGCCTGCACAAATTGCTCTATGCCGTCCATTCTGTTAGACTGCATATTGTTCACAGCGTCCATTATATCTATTACCAATTCGATATCTGATAATCTGGATGGGTTATTTGGGTATTCCACTATAGGAATACTTCCAAAAGCGTGTACTTTCCAGTCCTGCACATTGCTATTTACAATCTTGCATTCATGGGAATCTGTGTAGCATTGTTTATACCAGTTCCCCTCAATGTCTTTTAATTCCTGCACTGCAAGAATCGGCTCTCTCGTTG